TGAGGAAACGGCTCGTAATTACATTATTGAAACACTGATTGAAGAAGGTCTGGTTGTGGTGTTCGTGGATTAACCCCATACCCCATCGTCCAAAAAGAACTATAACACGATACTCACCCTCCCGCCAACAAAAAACTAAATGTCTAAATGACCAGAATCCTCCTCGACTATAAGGTACGAGGAGGACTTTTTATTATGGGCGGACGACCACGAAAGAGCGTAGCCGAATTAAAACTGAACGGTGTGTACCGTGCCGACCGACATAAAGAACGAGAGCAATCGGAAACCCAGATTGCACAGACTTGTTTTCAGGAAGGTACAGAAATCGTACCGCCACCAGAACTGACCGACCAGTTCGTAATCGACTACTACAAGTTCCATACGGCTCAACTCATAGCCTTCAAAATCTTGTCTCCTGCCGACATACCATTATTAAACTCGATGTACTTTTCCCTGCAACAATTAAGGGACGTCGAACGGCAGATAAAGAAAACAGACATGGTTTCTGATTTCGATAAATACGAACGGCTCACAAAACTCGCAATAAAACTCGGTAATCGCTTCACTGATTTGGCTCGGAACTTTTACATAACACCGACTGCCAGAACCCGACTCCAGTTGGATAACTTGGAGCTAGAAACAAAAAGCGTACAGTCCCAGTCCATAATCCAAAAACTAATAAATGCGAAAAAAGCACAGTAGCCATTACAACGAAGTAATCCAATACTGCAACGACATAATTTCTCACAAAATACCGTCTGGAACATTATGCTACAAAGCAGTCAAACGCTTCCTTAAAGATTTGAAAGCTCAGGAAGACGACGGCTTTCCTTACGTGTTCGATGAAGAAGCGTTTAATAATGTAATCGACTTTGCACAATCTTTGAAACTGCAAGACATAAAATCAAATCTGGTCTTGCAACCGTGGCAAAAGTTCTGCTACCAGATTTGGGCATGGAAATACAAGTCGGATTTAGAAAGGCGAAGGTTCAGAACTGCCTACATCGAGGTGGCTCGTAAAAACGGCAAGACCTCTGCGTTTCTTATGCCGTGGATTTTATACGATGCACTGACCGAAAATGCCAGTGAGTCATACCTTGCTTCTGCAACCGAAAAGCAGAGCCAGAAATCATTTGAAGAAATCACTGCGATAATAAAAGACAATCCAGAACTGGACTCGCTTTTCAAATGCTACTCGTCTGCAATAACATACGACACTTCAAGAATAACTTTCTTCTCACCACAAACATCGGCTCTTGATGGATACCGCAACTCTCTCTCAATTCTGGACGAGTACCATGAATACGACTCCGACCGTATTCTTACGGCTTTCCGTTATGGTGGTCGTGCCAGAAAAAACTCTACGGTCGCAATCATTACTTCAGCAGGAAACGACATTAATGGTGCTTGCTATGCAGAGAATAAAAAGGCTCAATCAATCCTCAAAGGAACGTTGGAAGACGACTCGTACTTCACAGTCATTTATGCCTACAACCAAGAAGACGACTGGAAAGATGCAAAGAACTTAATAAAAGCAAATCCTGCATTAGGCTCCTTCCTGAAAGAGGACGTTCTGTTATCCGACCTCAATGATGCAATGCTTACTCCGTCCCATGTTCCTGATTTCAAAAGCAAGACGTGTGGCATTTGGACTAACGATGTTTCAAACTGGATTTCAAACGAAAAATGGAATAAATGCTGTGTTGATAAAATAGACTGGTCTGATTTCGAAGGTGCGGAATGTTGGTGCGGTCTGGACTTGTCAGAAGTTCACGATGTTACTGCATTCACGCTCTGCTTCCATAAGGACGGCAAGTTCTACTTCAAACACCACTTTTATGTTCCATCGGAAACGATAGCCGAACGATACCAGAAGGAAAACATAAACTTTTATGATTGGGCAGACAAAGGAATTGTTACGGTTATAAACGGTGCAACCATTGATTACGACTTTGTGTTCGAGGACATTTGTTCCGAAATGAAAAACTACCGTATCCGTGAAATCGCATACGACCGCTGGCAAGCCAACGCTTTAATTTCAAAACTAAACGATGAGCTTCCTGAAATCGTGTATGTTGATTACGACCAGAGCCTCAAGAAGTTCAGCCAACCTTCAAAGGATTTTGAGAAGGCAATACTGGACTATGCAATCGTAAACGATAACCCAGTCATGACATGGATGGTCTCAAACGCTTGTATCAAAATCACACCGAACGGTGACATTAAACCACAGAAGGATTTCAAGAAACCTACTCAGCGTATTGATGGTGTTATTACTTCAATCATGGCTCTGGATAGGTGCAAATCAAATCTTAATAATCCGTGTCAGTCTTTTGAATCGGTTTTAAATTCCTTCTAAAAAATACAAATCAAAAAAACGGGTAATCATCCTTTTAAAACTTATTAGATAACAAAGAGACCCACCTAGTCCAGAACGGACTATAAAAGAAATGAACATTTTTAATTTATTCAGAAGGAACAAGAGTGCCAAAACGACACCAATGGCTATTCAGGATTACAAGACATACACCAGTTATGTAACTGAAAAAGACCCCGTTTCATTTTCTGCAATTGATAAAATCGGTACGGCATTTGCCTCCTTGTCATTCGGCATTTATAGCACGAAGACCAAGCAAAAAGTAAAACATCCGCTCTATGAAGTCTTGAAGCAACCGTCTCTCGATGAGACCCATTCGCTTTTTATGTATCAGCTCATTCAAGACTACTTTTCTGGTGGGTGCTTCATTTATAAATACACCGACACGAACGGACGAGTAATCAGCTTGTTCCGATTAAATCCAAAGTCGGTGGTTGTCACCAGAAACGAGTACAACCAGAAGCAGTACACCTACAACGGACAGACTTATTCCAGTGAAAAAATCCTACACATTCCTGCCAGATGGTCTTACAACGGACTGGTCGGACTTTCGATTTTCGAAGCACAAAAGCAAGCGTTCAACACGAGTCAGAACCTCGACACTTACACACGGTCGAGTTTTGATAATACGCTCGGCAAAAGGCTCGTAATTGATGTAAGCCAGGCTTACCCGAATGCAACAGAGGAAGAACAACGCCAGCTTCGTGACCGTTATGTCGCAAATTACTCTGGTACGGAGAATGCAGGAAAGCCAGTCGTAAAAACTGGAAAGGTTCAGTTTGAAACATTGGATACTGGCGTTTCTGATAATCGCTCTGCCCAGCTCGCAGAGAACCGACAGTACCAAAATGAAATAATCGCACAGATGTTTAATGTTCCGCTTTCGTACCTGACTGGAAAAGACGTAGGCGACTTGGAATCCGTGACGACTTTATTCTTGAGCCAAGCCATAGAACCGATTGCACAACAGTTTGAAGAGGCTTTCAATTACGGACTGTTTCCTTTGGAAGAGCGAGACCAGTTCTACATCAAGTTCTCTTATAACTCAATTCTGAAAACAAACCTCACTGCAAAAATTCAGGCATACCAGACCCAGCTTATAAACGGCATCCTTTCACCAAATGAGATAAGAGCCAAAGAAGAACTGGAGCCTATCGAATACGGTGACTGCCACTACAGACCATCGAACCTCCTCCCAATCAGACAAGACATTGAAGAGTCGCTCGTCGCCTCCGCCAAATTGAAACAACAAGAAGTTGACGGTCAGCAGAAAAACGCAGAAGCAAAGAACATCGGCTCGGACAAATTATAAGGACTATAAAAGTAATGAAAGAGTTTATTCAAAGAACACTAAAAAATTGTAATTGCGAGACCAGAGAAAACAACGGGGAACGTTGGATTGTCGGTCTCATTCCATACAACTCAAGGAGCGAAAACCTCTGTCCGTGGAACGACTCAGGCGAGTACGAAATCATCGACAGAACTGCATTCAATAAAACACTGGCAGACGGTGCGGAAGTTCGTGCCTTGTTCTCACACGATGACCAGAAGGTACTGGGAAGCACAAAGTCTGGAAGTTTAATTCTGGAACAATCCGACGAAGGTCTGATTTGTAGGTGTTTAGTTCCGAACACGACATGGGGAAACGACTGCTGGGAAGTCATCTCAAGAGGCGACGTAACAACCATGAGTTTCGGCTTCGAAAAATACGACACATACAAAGAAGGAAACATTACCCACCTTCGTTCTGTAAAACTTGTCGAGGTAAGTTTCGCAGTCGCAAATCCT